GATGGATAGCAGGCGGGGGACCTGACACTAGTGTTGTTTTACGAATTACATATGCAACTGATACTGATGTTGCTAGTGTAAGAGGACCATTGACCGCCGCCGGGGATACGTTTGTGACTGCAAATGCAGGTCAATATTAAAAGAATAAAGGTTAAAAAATGTCAATAACGATAACAGGTGGCATAACAGTAGATGGTAGCGGATGGACTGTAGTCTCGGCACCCCCGCCCACGGGTCAACAATCATTCACTACACCCGGTACTACCTCGTTTGTAGTACCTGCAGATGTTACTACTGTTTGTGCAGTATGCGTCGGTGCCGGTGCACCGCGATCATCCGGTGGAAGTGGAGGTGGACTACGATATATTAATAATCTACCAGTTACACCAGGAGAAACATTAACAGTAGTAGTCGGTGAAGCATTTAAATTATTAAACGGTGGTGACTACGCAACAGATAGTTCAATTAGTAGAAGCAGTAATATTCTTGTATACGGTGGCGCAGGCGGGTTTCAAGGTGGTACCGGATCTGCATTTGGTGCTGGCCCTTACGGTGGTACCGTTGGTGGCGGCAATGGTGGTAATAGTAGTAATGGTTCTCAAAACGGAGGTGGCGGAGCCGGTGGCTATTCAGGTAATGGTGGCACCGGCGGTAATCCAGATTCCCGTAACGGTGGTTCAGGAAGTGGTGGTGGCGGTGGAGGTGGCGGTGCTAGTTACATATATTCTAACCCACCTTGGTATTTCAATAATGGTTCAGGTGGCGGCGGAGTAGGTATTTACGGAGAAGGTCCGAGTGGGGGAGGTGGCGCCGGCGGCTATTCTCCAACTGCTGGAAGTGGCGGCTCAAGTGGCGGAAACGGGACTAACAGCGCATATGGTACTGGCGGTGACGGTGGATTATACGGCGGTGGGAGTGGCGGTGGCGGACTAAATGCACAGCAAAATGCCTACACTAATGGTGACGGTGGTGACGGAGCTGTACGTATAATATGGGGACCAAATCGTGCCTACCCATCAACCAATACTGGTGATTTATAATAAAGGTTAAAGAATGTCAATAACAATAACAGGTGGATTTACAGCAGCCGGCGGTGGCTTCACTCTAGTTCCACCACCATCAACACCCGATGCAGGATGGTTTGGCGGCGGATCTACAGGGAGTATCGCATCATTAGTAAGTCGCATAACATATGCAACAGATACTGATACTTCAACTAATAGAGGGCCATTAAGTTTAGCTAGAAAAAGTTTAGGTGCAACTGGTGATCTTACTTACGGATGGTTTGCAGGCGGAGAAGTTACTGGCCCAACAGTACAATCATTAGTAGATCGCATAACATACGCAACTGATACTGCTACAGCAAGTGTACGTGGTCCACTAAGTGCGGCAAAAAAATATTTAGCTGGTACTGGAAATACAACTAATGCTTGGTTTGGTGGTGGGCGTACACCTGCAGGTGTTTATTTTTCAACAGTAGATCGCATAACATACACAACTGATACTGCTACAGCAAGTGTACGTGGTCCATTAAGTTTAGCCAGAAGTGCCTTGGCCGCAACAGGTAATGCAACTGATGGATGGTGGGCAGGCGGTTATGCATCTAGCCCTGCCCCCGGAACATTCCGTTCTACCATAGACAGGGTAACCTTTGCAACTGATACTGCAACTGCAAGTGTTCGTGGTCCATTAACTAATTCAAATTTTCGTCTAGCCGCAACAGGTACACCCACAGATGGATGGTTTGGCGGTGGTTATAGTGGTTCTACAGTACAACGAGTTATATTTGCAACTGATACCGCAACAGCAAGTGTTCGTGGTCCATTAAGTTCAGGTAGAACATATTTGGCTGCATCAACTGATAGTACAACATATGGTTGGTTTGGCAGCGGCTCATTTACTTCTAGGGTAGACCGCATAACATATGCAACTGATACAGCAACTGCAAGTATTCGCGGCCCGTTAAGTTCAGCAAGAAGTTATTTGGCCGCAAGTTCAGGTATCCAATAATATTGGTAACTAAATCATTCTATGTTACAATAGATAGATGATTAAGTTAACAGTACCATTACCCAAACAAGTTACAGTAGCATTCAGTGGCGGTGTTGACTCTTGTGCTGTTGTTGACTTTTTAAGTCGTAAACATGACGTATCTTGTGCATACTTCCATCATGGTACTGAACACAGTAATAAAGCATTAGATTTTGTATCTAAATTTTGTGAAGATAGAAATCTTCCATTATTTTTAGGTGTGCTAAATCGTGACAAACCCAAATCAATGAGCCAAGAAGAATTCTGGAGAGAAGAACGCTATCAATATTTTGCTAAACATGGACCAATCATTACCTGTCATCATTTGGATGATTGTGTTGAAACATATATTTGGTCAAGTTTACACGGCACACCCAAAGTTATTCCACTAACAAGAAACAATGTACTACGCCCATTCTTAACCACACGAAAAGAAGATTTTATATATTGGTGTGAAAGTCATAATATTGAATGGTGTGAGGATAAATCTAATAAGAATAACAGATATACCCGTAATTACATCCGTAATGAATTAATGCCTCACGTATTGAAAGTCAATCCGGGTATTTATACTTTGGTCAAGAAGATTGTAGAAGGTAAGAAAAACACTTGACTTATCTACACAACTCAAGTATACTAACTAATTATTTAAGGAGAAACTATGTCAGATTATAACAGAACCTTTAACGGTGAAGCAAAGATTAAACTAACACAATTAATTAATGAAGGGATGCACGTCCTACATGAAATTGATACATTGAATGGTGGATTAAACGACACTATTAAAGCTGTAGCAGAAGAACTTGAAATCAAAGCTAGTACATTAAAGAAAGCAATTAAAATTGCACACAAAGCAAGTTTAGGTCAGACTAACAAAGACCACGATGAACTCAACACTATCCTAGAAACTGTAGGGAAAACACTTTGAGTTATGTGGATGCTATTCACAGTAGGGATGAAGACCGTATCTACGTTGTAGAAAGAGACAAGGACGGCAAGCGTCAATACAAAGAATACCCTACTAATTACGTATTGTATTATCCTGATCCTAGGGGTAAACAACGTAGTATATACGGCGATCCAGTCAGTCGTTTCAGTACTCGCAAACGACAAGAGTTTGAAAAAGAAAAACGTATCCATTCAAATAAAAAATTATTTGAAAGTGATATACCAGTTGTCTTTCGCTGTTTAAGTGAAAACTATCTTGGTATTGATGCACCTAAACTTCATACTTGTTTCTTTGACATTGAAGTAGACTTTGATCCTGTAAAAGGATTCAGCCCTACTAATGATCCATTCAATCCTGTTACAGCTATTAGTTGTTACTTAGATTGGCTAGATCAATGTATTACATTAGTGATTGCTCCGAAACATATGAGCAGTGAAACAGCCCAAGAAATCACTAATGAGTTTGAGAATACAATGCTATTCACAAATGAGAAAGAAATGTTTGATGTTTTCTTTCAACTCATTGAAGATGCTGATGTACTAACTGGCTGGAACTCAGAAGGCTATGATATACCCTATATGGTCAATCGTGTTACTAGAGTAATGAGTAAGGATGACACACGCAAGTTCTGCTTGATGGGTCAACTTCCTAAAGCTAGAGAATACGAACGATTCGGTAAAAGTGAAACAACTTATGACTTAGTAGGTCGTATTCACTTGGACTATTTACAGTTGTACAAAAAATATAACTATGAATCACGCCACAGTTATAAACTTGATTCTATCGGTGAGATGGAAGTGGGTGAAAACAAAACACAATATGAAGGTACTCTTGACCAACTGTATAACAAAGACTTTAAAAAATTCATTGAATACAACAGACAAGATACTATGTTGTTAGTGAAGATTCACAACAAACTTAAGTTTTTAGAATTAGCTAATCAACTTGCACACGAGAATACTGTACTGCTTCCAACAGTTATGGGTTCAGTAGCAATGATTGAGATGGCAATTTTTAATGAAGCACACGAACGTGGCTTAGTAGTACCAGATAAAAAACGAAAGGTTGAAAATGAAGAAGATGTCCAGCAGGCAGCAGGTGCCTTTGTTGCTACGCCGAAAAGAGGAATGCACGAGTGGGTCGGTGCAGTTGATATCAACTCACTCTATCCCTCGGTTATTCGTGCCCTCAACATGGCAGGAGAAACCATCGTTGCTCAGGTCAGACAAACAATCACAGACCAATATATGCACGACAAAGGTGTACGATTAGCAAGTGAAAAGAAACGTCACAAAGAAGGTGATGATGCAGTTACAGGGTCTATTCTCTGGGAAAATCTATTTGGTGCATTAGAGTACACAGCGATTATGAACCAAGAACGTGGAACTATTCTTACTGTTGACTACGAAGATGGTCGTAGTGTAGAAATGTCGGCAGCTGAAATATGGAAGATGATCTTTGATAGTCATAAGCCCTGGATGTTAAGTGCTAATGGTACAATCTTTACTTATGAAAAAGAAGGTGTTGTACCCGGTCTACTAAGTCGTTGGTACTCAGATCGTAAAGAGATGCAGAAAAAACTTAAAGAAGCAACTACTACGGAGGATAGAGAGTACTGGGACAAACGACAACTTGTTCGTAAGATTTTACTCAACTCAGCATACGGTGCACTATTGAATGAACATTGTCGTTTCTATGATAAACGTATTGGTCAATCAGTTACATTATCTGGTCGTCAGATCGTTAAGCATATGATGAGTACTATCAATGAAACTGTAGAAGGTATCTATTCACACGAAGGTAATGCTATTGTGTATGGTGATACTGACAGTTGTTACTTCACAGCTTATCCAACATTAAAGCCTCAGATTGATTCTGGTGCATTAGAGTGGAATAAAGAAACTTGTATTGGATTGTATGATGGTATAGCTGACCAAGCAAATGAATCGTTCCCTGCATTTATGGAGAAAGCTTTTCATGCACCACGTAAGAATGGTGCTATCATTAAAGCTGGACGTGAATTGATTGGTGATCGTGCTATCTTTATTGTTAAGAAGCGTTATGCTATTAATATCTTTGACAAAGAAGGTAAACGTAAAGACAAAGACGGTGCATTGGGTGATATCAAAGCTATGGGTCTTGATTTGAAACGTGCTGATACTCCTAAGTATGTACAAGAATTCTTAATGAATGTACTACAGATGGTTCTACAACAAGGTAAAGGCCGTACAGAAGTTATTGAAGCTGTAAAAGATTTTAAACGCATATTAACAGCACAGGATAGTTGGACTAAAGGTTCACCTAAAGGTGTAAACAAACTTACGATGTATGGTGACTTAGAAGCAAAAAGTAGTACAGGTCGTGCTAATATGCCCGGTCACGTTAGAGCGGCATTGAATTATAATTACCTACGTAGAGTAAACGGAGACAATTATAGTCAAAAGATTATTGACGGTATGAAGGTTGTAGTCTGTAAACTAAAACCTAATCCATTAGGGTTTACTAGTGTAGCATATCCAGTAGATGAATTACGTTTGCCCAAATGGTTTACTGAGTTACCATTTGATGATTCAGCAATGGAACAAACGTTAGTAGATGAAAAGATTGATAACTTATTGGGTGTATTAGATTGGGATATTCGTAGTAATACAGATACCAACAGTACATTCAATGATTTATTCAGTTTCGGTTAAATTGGTGTTGCTATTCGTAATATATTCCATTATAATACGTATTACAACTACCTAAATAGTTAAAACAAAGGAAAAACATGAAAGATAATTTACAAGATTTAATTCAACACACACATGGCTTAGGCTGTATTGATTTGATTAAAGTTAGTGGAACTGACACAGAGACAACTGTAAACGCAGTAGCAGAAGATAAATCTGTTATCGTTAGTGGTGTTCTTAAACATCCTAGCGTAGAGTTTATCGGAACGTTTGGTATGCCTAACTTAGGTAAACTTAAAACAATTCTAAGCTTTGATGACTATGATGAACATGCTAAAATCAATGTTACACGTGTTAACAAAGACGGTGCAAGTGTACCAGAATACATTCACTTTGAAACAAAAGCAGGTGATTTCGTTAACGACTATCGTTTGATGAGTAAAGCTATTGCTGATGAAAAAGTTAAGAATGTAATGTTCAAAGGCACTACATGGAATGTAGAGTTTGAACCAAGTATTGCTGGCATTCAACGATTGAAACGTCAAGCAAGTGCCAATAGTGAAGAAAAGAACTTTACTACTAAAACAGAAAATGGTAACTTAATGGTTTACTTTGGTGATCCGTCAACTCACTCAGGTAACTTTGTGTTTCATCCGGGTGTCACTGGTTCATTGAACAAAGCATGGATGTGGCCTGTTAAAGAATTCTTAAGCATTATGGATCTACCCGGTGATAAGATTATTCGCATTAGTGATGCTGGCGCTACAGAGATTGTTGTTGACAGTGGTTTAGCAGTTTATCGTTACTTACTCCCAGCACAAGCAAAATAATGGAACAAGATAATCTATCAGCAAAACAAAACCCTGATTGGGCATTGTTCTTACCTGCAGTTAGTAGTTTTTATATCTCTGGCTTGGGTAAGCAACGTAAAGGTGAACAATACTTTGACCCTGCACGTATCCCTGCTCAATTCAACGGTGATGTAGAGAAACTAAACTTTTTAAATAGTAGTGAAGGTCTATATTATTATAAATGGGGTTTGTACAGTGCAGGTCATGCTAACTTAGATACAACTGTAAACGATCCTAGCGAAAGTATCATTAGAGAACGTGAAGCTGGTACATTTATGTTGGGTGACTCTGGTGGATTTCAGATTTTAAAAGGTCAATGGCCGGCTGATTGGAAAGACCCTAATTGCCCTAAGGCTATGATTAAGCGTAAAGCTGTATTGAACTGGATGGATACATACATGGACTATGGTATGGTACTTGATATTCCTTCACAATCAATAACTACCTTTAATATGAAGGATAAGAACGGTAATAGTCTTCATGGTATTAGTACTATTCAGGAAGCAATTACTGCTACTCATATTAACAACGAATACTTCATTAACAATCGTTCGGGTAAATGTAAGTTCCTAAATGTATTGCAAGGTCGTACACATACACAGTCAGATGATTGGTATGCTGAAATGAAGAAGTATTGTGACCCAAATATCTATCCAGACACTCATTTTAATGGTTGGGCATTTGGTGGTCAAAACAAGATTGATGTACACTTGATGCTAACTAGAATGGTTGATATTATCCATGATGGTTTATTAGTAGAAGGTAAACATGATTTAATTCACTGTTTGGGTACAAGTATATTAGAGTATGCAGTATTGTTTACTGATATACAACGTGCTATTCGTAAGTATCATAACCCAAAATTACAGATTACGTTTGACTGTGCAAGCCCATTCTATAGTGCGGCTAAGGGTTTAGCATATTTCAATACTAATATTGAGCATAATAAGAAATGGTCATACAGTATGGAAAAGACTGCTGAAAAGAAAGAATATGCAAGTGATACTAGAAAATATCGTGATGCTGTATTAGCTGAAGGTATCCATAAACTATTTACAGATAGTCCAGTAACTGATAAACTACTGCTTAAGGATATGTGCTATCGTGGTCATGGTTTCTTGGGACAGCATAACAAAGAAACAAAAACAAGTTGGGATACATTGAGTTATACATTGATTCAAAGTCATAATGTTTGGATGCATATGAATGCTGTACAAGAGGCTAATCGTCAATATGAGCAAGGTGTTGTTCCCAAGATGTTAATGAATGAACAGTTTGAACGTGTTTTGTTCAAAGATGTTATTGATGAAATCTTTAGTAAAAAAACTAAACAGGAAGCAATTGATTTGATTGATCAAAACAGTAGATTGTGGATGCAGTTTCAATCAGGTAGTCAGGGTATTAGTGGTAAACGAACTGTTAATGCATTAAGTAAGTTTGAAGAATTATTTGAAGTTCAAAATGAACCAGAGTTTGAAGAGGTAATAGAGGATAGCGATGATGCTATGAATGAAATACTAGGAGAGTAATATGCCATATAAAAATCGTATTAAAACTTTAGAAGAATCATATAGATTAGTTGAGAATCAACTTTTTCAATTAGAAAAATCAGGTAGTACTGATACTGAAAAAATTCAAAAATTGAAAGATGTTAAGGATAAGTATTTTAATGAATTGCGTTTATTGAATAGGGCGCAATGGGATCATGACCATGAAAGGGTAGATTTAGATGATGACCGTTAATCCATCACTTACAATGAAATCAACAATATCTTCTGAAACTCAGGAGTCTGTTATCACCTTTACTGGCGGAACAAGTGAGATGTTACGTGTAGCAAAAGACGGGTTTTATATACGTGGAATTAGGGTAAATCAGGATGACAAAGAAGCTGAATTAGTGTATAATACATTTCATCAGTGGTTAACATGGGCAACATTAAATAGGGACTATAAATGATAGAACAACATGAACAAGCAATGGCAGAGAAACGTTCTCGTATTAAAAATAATGCATTACGTACAATCTTTGTACGTTTTCAAAAAGAAGGTATTCATAAATACCCAGCGGCAGCAACAGACCCAGCACTTGCAACAGGTGATGAGTATGATGTTAGCTTTTTAGCTACTCCACATAGACACATCTTTCATTTTGAAGTGTCTATTGAAGTATTTCACAACGACCGTGATATTGAGTTTATTCAGTTTAAAAGATGGTTAGAGAATCAATATTCTCAAGGCATTCTAGAATTGAATTACAAAAGTTGTGAAATGATTAGTGATGATCTTTATGAGATTATCGCAACTCGGTATCCAGATCGTAATATCGCTATTCAAGTATCAGAAGATAATGAGAATGGTGCTACGATTGTCTATAACACAAATAAACCTTATCAACAACTCGCTATTTAAAGGAATATAAAATGGCAAAACAACAACAATCTAACCCACGTGTTCAACAAATCTTTGAGGACCTAGAAAACTATCTAATGTTCTGTCAGGATTATGGATACAAGTTTGATGAATCAACACTATATGATATGCGTAGCTTTGCATATCGCCAATTTACTAAAGCAGTAACTGGCAAGTGGGCTAAAGATCAGTGGCAGGAAGATGCACGTCCATGAGAAAACTGTTTTACATGGGTCTTGAACCCTATAAAGCACGATACACTCTACAACTGCAAGAGTGGAATGAATCTGTGTTCAAACGTAGAGGCATTAACTATGTTATTGTACCGGGTGAAACTCTCAGTAATGACCAAGCTATTGTGACAGGACAAGTACTAGATGCACATGGTCGTACATACTTCGGTATGAGTCAACTTATGAATCTAGTTAAAATGATGAAGCAAGGCGAGTGTAGTGATGAAGATATTATCTATTTTGAAGATATGTTTCAACCAGGCATTGAGAGTTTGCCTTACATTCTTAAGCAAGTTCCTGCTAATCTCCGTCCTCGTATATTTGTCCGTTGTCTTGCTCAGTCAATTGATCCGGATGATTTCGTACATGTATGGGGAATGAGTGAATTCATGGGTCACTATGAAAAAATGGTTGATAGTTTTGTTGATGGCGTATTAGCTACCAATGAAGAAATGATTATGCATATGAAAATTGCAGGATGGAAGGCACCATTATATAACATTAGTGGTCTTGCATTTGGTAAACATGAAGTTCGTAGTCGTATCAGTGGACCTCTCAAACCTTTCAATCAACGTAAAATGCGTGTAGCATTTAGCGCAAGATGGGATCAAGAAAAGCAACCAGACTTCTATATGGATTTGATTGAAGCATTCCACGCTAGATCAAATAATAACATTGAATTCTGTGTATTCAGTGGTAGTAAACTAAAAAGCAATAACGAAAGTTATATGGAACGCACTCGTAAACTACAAAGCGAGGGTAAGCTTGTTATCTATGAAGACTTGGAAAAGAACGATTATTATGAACTACTAAACGATACTAGAGTATTGTTTAATTGTGCTTTGCAAGACTGGGTAAGCAATACAGTTAGTGAAGCAGATACATTGGGTTGTAACGTACTATATCCAGCATATCGTAGTTTTCCAGAAACTTTTGCTAATGATAATACCCGATTATATATCCCCTGGAGTATTGATGATGCTATGTCTAAGTTACAGAACTTGTTGGTAGCACCACATAACTTTCAAGGTCGTATTAGTGATTATAATGATGGAACTATTGACCGTATCTGTGATATCATGGAAGGCAACGGAGAACAATATTTACGCATGAGTAGTGACTATCGTAAATACACAAGAGAAACAAAATACTCATAACATAAAGGAAATAAAATGAGCGCACAAAATGATATTGAAACTAGTTTGGCAGCATATAATGCCGAGAATGATAAGTTTAACAAAGGTAATGCATCCGCAGGTACACGTGCCCGTAAAGCATTAGCAGAACTAGCGAAAGCAGTTAAGGCTCGCCGTAATGAAATTACAGCAGAAAAAGCCGCACGTGCAGAAGCAAAAGCTAAGGCTTAATCATGGCAACCCGCAAGAAGAAATCTGAAAACGTTCCTTCTGGGGAGTGGCCTATAATCAATCAGGGTACTCATCTTACTGTGAAAACATTTGAAGATGGGCATACTGAATTGATTTGGGATTGGGATGCATTAGTTAACGAGGTTCGTGAAGCTTGTCGTAGTGCAGAACTTGCTAACATGAAGCCTGCAGTTAGGGCTAAATCAAAAAAATCAGTTGCTAAATCAAAGTGATAAATACTTGTGTTACATAAAGGTAACACAATATCAAAACAAAACCATCACAAAGGAAGGTTATCTATGAGTTATAATAAAACAAAAACAGATCCAGAGTTGGGCCAACAAGTACATGAACACTTAGTTAAAATGGGTGTTGAAACACCTACATTGCCTAATAAGCTAGATAGAAAAGATAAAATTGATAGAATTGAAGAACACTTCACTGCTATTATGCAATATCTTGGTTTAGATTTAACAGATGATAGTTTAATTGAAACACCCAAGCGTGTTGCTAAGATGTATGTAAATGAAATCTTTTGGGGGCTTGACTATGAAGCATTCCCTAAATGTACAACAGTTGACAACAAGATGCAATACAACGAAATGGTTGTAGAGCGTAATGTTAATGTTCAATCTAACTGCGAACATCATTTTGTAGTCATTGACGGATTGGCTACTGTAGCTTATGTCCCTAAACAAAAAGTATTAGGTCTTAGTAAGATCAACCGTATCGTAGAATATTTCAGTAAACGTCCGCAAATTCAGGAAAGATTAACTGAACAAATATTTCACACCTTACAGTTCATCCTTGATACAGAAGATGTTGCAGTTATGATTGATGCACAGCATTATTGCGTTAAAAGTCGTGGTGTAGAAGATACAGGTAGTAGTACAGTTACTTGTCGTTTAGGTGGCGGATTCAAAACTGACCCAGCGGCACGAAGTGAGTTTTTACAAATTGCTAATAAAGGTTGCAAATGAAATTTAAATTAGGTGATATGGTTAAGAAAGTGTCAGGTTCACAATGGCACGGTAAAGTAGTAGGTACATACTCAACAGAGTTAACTCCCGAAGGTTATGCAGTTGAAAGTTCTACTGAGAAGGGCTCTGTGCAAATATATCCTGCAAAAGCTCTTGAATTATGGGAGACCGTATAATGGGATTTCGTAAACCAATGGATTACAATAGTGTTCATCATCAAATCTATATTGCAGGTGTAGAATTACATAGCAAGTATAATGATGGATTCAATCAGTTTGAAATTAAAAAAGATTTACATCGTATCAAGTGGCTACTTGATGAGATTATAGCTGATAGTCCTACATTTGCAGGTGAGGAAGAATTCTTAAAAGAACACGACCAAACTAAGATGTGGAGAACATTGTCCAAATGATTTTTAATCATATTAAAAAACTCAAACAAGAAGGTAAGAAAATTGGTATTACCTTTAGCACATTTGACATGCTTCATGCAGGTCATATCGCTATGTTAAGCGAAGCAAAGAATCATTGTGATTATTTGATTTGTGGTTTACAAACTGATCCAACTATTGATAGACCAGATACTAAGAATAAACCTATTCAAAGTATTGTAGAACGACAAATTCAACTTAGTGCTTGCCGCTATGTTGATGAAGTTGTTGTATATCAAACTGAAAATGACCTAAGAGACTTGTTGCTAATTCTTCCCGTAGATGTACGCATTTTGGGTGTTGAATATCAGGATAAAGACTTCTCGGGTAAAGAAGAATGTTTTTATAGAAACATTGAAATAGTTTTCAATGGTCGTGACCATAGTTTCAGTAGTTCAAGTTTAAGAAAACGGGTAGCGGATGCCCAAATTATAAATACACTTAATAAATAATATGACTCAAAGAATTTTAATCATGGGCTTACCAGGAGCCGGCAAAACATATCTGGCACAACACATTAATGACCATTTACAATCTGAAAAGAAAAAAGTAGGATGGCTCAACGCTGACGATGTTCGTAAGAAATATAACGACTGGGACTTTAGTACAGAAGGTCGTATTCGTCAAAGCCATCGTATGCGTGAATTAGCAGATAGTATGACAGACATGGATTATGTCATCTGTGATTTTGTTGCTCCGTTAGTTGAAATGCGTAATAACTTCAAAGCAGATTGGACTGTTTGGGTTGATACTATTGACAAAGGTCGCTATGAAGATACTAATAAAGCATTTATTCCTCCTGAACAATATGATTTCCGTATTACCGAACAAAATGCAGAAAAATGGAGTGAATTCATTTTTGCTCATTTATATGACAACCGTCGTAGACCAGTATTTGATTGGCAAAAAGAAACAGTACAAATGTTAGGTCGTTGGCAACCATGGCATGCAGGTCATCGTAAATTGTTTGAACGTGCTATTGCTAAGACAGGACAAGTAGTTATTCAAATTAGAGACTGTCAAGGATGGCAAGGAAGTAATCCATTTGCTATTGAACAAGTAAAAAGTTTTATCAAACGTGATTTAGATATGTTATATCAAGGTCAGTACGAGATTCAAATTGTTCCAAATATTGTAAATATTACATATGGTCGTGATGTTGGGTATAAGATTGAACAAGAAACGTTTGATGATGCTACTCATTCTATTAGTGCTACAAAGATCCGTAAGGAACTAGGTCTTGAGTGATACCAATAAACGTAGTTTAGTAAAGACTATCAGTTGGAGAATAACTGGTAGTTTTAGCACGTTTATGATATCCTATTTGATTTCAGGTAATTTCGTCATTGCAAGTTCAATTGCAACGATTCAAATTATTGCCAATACCATATTATACTTTGTACACGAACGAATTTGGAATAAAGTATCTTGGGGAATAAAACGGTAAATAATATAACCGGTCTCTTTGGGCTCATCCCGGTATACAAATTCTGCGTCCTATGCTATAATATAACATAGGAGAAACAAATGGCAAACAAAAAATTCTTTTCAACAAAAACATACAGACAAATAGGTCCTGTCGCATATCGTCAATGGCGTGCAGACAGTCATTGTAATTTAATTCATGGCTATGCCATGAGTTTTCACTTTGAGTTTGAAGCTGATACACTAGACGCACGTAACTGGGTAACTGACTTCGGTGGACTACGACCACTCAAAGATAAACTAGAAGAATGGTTTGACCATACACTATTAGTCGCACAAGATGACCCAATGCGTGAACATCTATTAGAACTAGGTCGTTTGAAACTAGCAAAGATTACAGAAGTAGAACGCACTGGATGTGAAGGTATTGCTGACTTCTTGTATGAATATGTGAATACAATCTTTTTACCCAACTGTGGTAGTGAAGAAGCAAAGCGTGTTTGGTGCTGTAGAGTAGAGGTTCGTGAGACTGATAGTAATATGGCAGGCCGCGGTGGTCACAGAGAAGATAGAGAGTTTGAATAATGTTAGAAACTATTTGCGATACATTAGTTGAAGCATATAGACGCAATTGGATTACTAGTCGTGATGGCAATGTAAGTATTCGTCATCACGACCGTGATCACTTTTATATCACTCCTAGTGGCGTCCGTAAGCAGACACTACAGCCTGATCAATTTAAAAAGATCAGTATCCGTGGTCTATTATGGCAAGAAGAACACTATTCAGATATCAGTGCTAAACTAAAACCCAGTGGAGAGATTCCTCTGCACTTTGGATTACAACGAGCAATGGGTCAGCATAGTAATGATGTACGTGTAGTAGTTCACTTACATCCTACTTATTGCATTGCTGCCATGCATGCCGGTATTGATTTAAGTACCATTAGCGATGCGTTCCCAGAACTCAATCGTTACACTAAGGTAGCACCTAATGTAGGAGACGTGGCACCTATCAGTCAAGAACTAGCAGATCGTTGTCACGAAAATCTCAAGTTAGATGATTATGGTAATATTGCTTATGACATTGTAGGAATTAAAGGTCACGGTGTAGTTGCTATTGACACTAGCCCATGGCGTGCATTTGAACACATTGAACGATTAGAACACATTTGTCAAATCGTGTTAGCATCAGGAAAATATTAAATGAGTTATATTGTAGGATCGTTGCCACCAATCAAATGTTTTGTTAAACGAGAGTTTCTCTATAACTTTGAAAAAGGTCACGGGGAATTAGAGCCTGCTATATGGGTCAGTCTTAAAGCACTGCGTGGACAAGTGTTTCGTATAGAATCATTATTGCCCAATTATGGGGCACTCTATGACAAGTTGCCTATTCATGCTTATGTATGGAAAGAAGATCATACTGGCAACTTACCTATAGATATACTACAGCTTTGGGACTGTATGGGGTACCGTTTTACTATCATTGAAAAAATAGGCTTGCGTAATCTAGGTGTTAAGTTTTTAGGTAAAGATAAAGAATGGCATTATGGTAACTATTTGTTTACAGTAGATTTTTGTGCTGACGGCATGGATGTAGATACCGGCTTTACTGAAGTTGCTGAAGAACACAAATCGTTTAATTTTATTAAGTTAGAAAATGGACAATTTGCTTGTCAGCCTAACAATCGTTGCTTGTGGTATGACCAAAGTTTAATTCCTAGTGAAACTAAATTTCCTGATTTTCAAGCGGCTCAAAATCTATGGACAGTAGATGGTACACGCAAATGGACTGCAGGTGATGATTGGTTCTATAACATTGAGGAAAAAAATGAATAGTTTAGAGAAAATTTGGGCTAGAGCAACCGGTCATTTAATGGGTAATACAGATGATGACAGACCTGATGTACCTATTCTTACATTGGGTGAAGCAAGAATTGCATTGTTCCTAAAAACTTTCTGGGTGATCTTACATGTGATAACATGTTGTTTTATTATAGCAAACACAATACATAATTGGTAAAATATGAGTAACATAAAAATTTCAGAACTATTCTATAGTATTCAGGGTGAGGGCCGTTATATGGGAGTTCCCTCCGTGTTCTTACGAACATTCGGTTGTAACTTTAAATGTGCGGGCTTTGGCATGCCTAAAGGTCAAGTAAGTAAAGAAGTAGAAGATATTGCGTCAAGGGTTCATTATTATGATGATTATAAAAAATTGCCTTTAGTCAGTACAGGTTGTGACAGTTATGCTTCATGGGATCCTAGGTTCAAGCATCTTAGTCCTGTTCGCCCCACTGATGATATTGTTGATGACATCATGGCTATGCTCCCTCACAATCGTTGGATGGATGAACATCTTGTAATTACAGGTGGAGAACCTTTACTTGGCTGGCAAAGAGCATATCCTGACTTACTTTCAAATGAAAAAATGAGAGCATTGAAAGAGATTACGTTTGAAACTAACGGAACACAAGAACTTAGTCAAGACCTATCAATCTATCTACAACAATGGAAGATTAACAGAGAAAAGAATGCATTAACATTTAGTGTTAGTCCTAAATTAAGCATCAGTGGTGAGAAGTGGGAAGAGGCAATTTGTCCTAGTGTTATTCGTCAATATGAAACAGTTGGCTTTGTTTATTTGAAGTTTGTTATCGCTACTAAAGATGATGCATTAGAAGCTGATAAAGCTGTACAAGAATTTCGTAATGGTGGATTTAGAGGTCCTGTATACTTTATGCCATGCGGTGGTGTAGAATCTGTATACAGCATGAATGCTAAGAATGTTGCTATTGAAGCAATGAATCGTGGTTACCGTTATAGTGATAGACTCCAGGTACCTCTTTTCAAGAACCTCTGGGGAACTTAATGCCACAAACACAGGCATACGATCATTTCTATGAAAGAATGATCGGTACCGAATACAAGTTTGCTTGGTTACCACATAGATGTGATATATCAGGTAAACGTATTTGGTTAGAATACGCTTATCGTATGACTAGAATCATTACTGGGCCCGGTGAATCTATTTTTGAGTATAGATGGCACGATAAGAATACCCATATTATGTGGAAACTAAAAAGGTAAATATATGTATGAATTAAGATATCTTGTCCGAAACGGTTGGGACGGACCAGAAAAAGTGTTACAATATAGAACACATATTGAAGTAACTGATTACAGTACAAAGACCGATGATGGGAAATACGTAGCAGTGAAAAAATGGACTGAATGGTGTGATGTACCTACTGTAAAAGATAAATGAGAACATACGATAAACGAATTGGCTTTTTAGTAAGCTATCAAACTCTTATCCCTCATGGTGGGATAGGGCAATTTACAAAAAGCTTTTGCGAGTTGATGGATCAACATAATATTAAAGTTGATATCATTACAGATAAAGAACCTAATGATAATGAGTTTGTTAAATCTATTCCCGCAAATATTATTGCACCATTAGAATCATTAAAGTATACCGATCATAGCAATATCTTTATGTATGGTGATACATTTTGCTATGAACGAATGGCTAACTTCCGTACTGCAATTGTAGAGGCGTTAGAACATAATCTATATGATGCTCTAATATGCAATACATATGAAACTGTACAAGTAGCAAGTACAATGGGTCTTGAGGATGTAATTCAAATCATTGCTTATACTCATTTAGAAAGTCAAATCTTTAAAGATACCAAGAATCCTTTCTTATATTCTACTAATGAAATGATGCGTAGACAGTTAGAAATGGATCAATTGTATGTAGGAACACAAAGTAAATTCAATCAACTTAATATCAGTGATACAGTGTGGCATCTTCCTATTCCTATAAGTGAACCTGCATTATTAGAAGAACATCACAAACAACGTGAAGGTATATTGTTTGTTGGTAGATGGGAAGAAGGTAAGAATCCTGAATTATTCTTAGAACTAATTGAACAAACAAAACTGCCTGCTAAGGTAATGACTAGCGCAAATGGTGCTAAGAAGTTTGAAGATAGATTAAAGAAGATTGGCGTACCATACGAAATTAAAGTAGGTATCATTGGTCAAGAGAAAGTTGACTTTATGACTAGTGCTAGAATTGCATTCAATCCTAGTATTGTTGAGAGTTATGGTATGGCATTCTATGAACAACATATACAAATGCCTACACTTGTATTAGAGAATCAGCGTTGGACTAATAACTTTAACAGCGATTATTTTTACACTTGTAACAAAAAGAACATGGCTGAAAAAGCAAAAGAGTTATATGACATTTTTGAAAAAGCTGAAAGATGGTATAATTTAGGGTCATTGCAACACGCACAAGAACAAGAAGCTACAGTTTTTAATAAATGGAATACATGCTTTAACACATTTGAAGCAAAAAAATCCAACACAAATACTGCAAAAATATGTAATGAAACTACAATTAAACATATTGATTTTATCAGTAGTTTAAACCGTAGTATTATTTGTATTGATGATGTACGTAGTGTATTAACAAATAAACACAAGTTCCGTGTTATATATACTGACAATGATACATATTTAACAAAAGATCCTAGCTACGAACCAATAGAAGAGGAAACAGGATTAAGCCTGTTTAGTTTTTAATGAAAAAGATTTTAATTACAGGTAGCTCAGGCTACATCGGCAGTCATCTATGCAAAATGCTTAAAAATGAATATGAAGTGCATGGCTTAGATATTGATGAACCACAAGCACCGTTGAATGAGTTTTATCGTTGTGATATTAATAGACAATTTGCCATACCCGGCGATATTGAATATGATGCGGTTATACATTTGGCAGCATTAGTTCGTGTGGGTGAAAGTGAACAGATTCCTATCAAATACTATATCACTAACTTGAATGGTACAATGAATGTAGTTAACAAGATAAAGACAAAGAATTTTATCTTTGCTAGTACAGGTGCTGCCCAAGATTGTGCTAGTGCGTATGGTATAAGTAAACGTGCCGCAGAAGATGTTGTTAGAGAATATTGCACACAACATAAACAACAAGATTATACTATTTTTAGATTCTATAATGTTGTGGGTAGTGATGGTTATGAACCCACTAACCCTGACGGACTAATGTACAATCTAATAAAAGCACGTGATACAGGTAAGTTTACTGTATTTGGTAATGATTATGATATATCACCTGACGGTACTTGTGTACGTGACTATGTGCATGTGAATGAGATATGTGATGCACTAAAACAAGCTATTGAAAAGCCTAGCAATAGTGTAGAATCATTGGGTCACGGTGTAGGTTATACAGTCAAAGAGATTGTAAGTCTGTTCCAGAAAGTTAATGATGTTGACTTTGATGTAGTATACGGTCCAAGAAGAAAGGGTGATATTGCTAGTTCAGTCCTAGAAGATGTATCACCCTATATGCGTAATCTTTATACTATGGAAGAGTTGTTAAAAATTTAATTATTACGTGCGATTGGAGGAACCTTATCATTTTTACCAGTACCATCCAAGTTATGATAATAACTCTTTGAGAGATCACCGTCAAACTTTATAGCTGATTGAACTCCTTTAGGATTACCACCTGTTACCCGTTTAAACACCTCTATTGCTTTTTCCTTAGTATGACCTTTAAAATTTTCATCACCGTCACCAATTGGCATTGGACCCCAGTCACCAATGTGCCATAAGTCAAACTTATTTGGATCATTAGCACGTGCTACTATTTGCATATTTTCAGGCTTATAGTAATTTTTAGAATTCAATGGTGGTTTAGCTAACTTACGTGAGAACTTTTCTCTGTTAGTAGGATCATCACGCATTGGAGTTAATTCAAGCCCACTATCATTAATTAACTTTAGTAGACCTTCTGGAACTTTCTTCATTAGTTCCTTGCGTATCTGTATACCTACAACATATGGTTTCTTAACAGGGATACCTATACCTCTTGGGTGATAGATACGTTCTTCTGTTTCTTGTTTATACATTGTATTACTAGCAGTAGGGCCAGTACCATCAGGCTGATTGTAGAATTGCATATAAGAGAATGGCATTACTTTGAAGCCAGCTTGACGTAATGCATTTCTATCTAACACAAGTTGAATACTACCACCACCATATGGGAATCTATAGTATTGATTTCTACTTGCACTAATGACTGGTATTTCCCAACCACCTTCTTCATCTGTATCAGAAAGATTAGGTTTTATAACACCTTTGCGTAGTATGTTCCAGATTTGATTAGGCTGTGACACACTATGATAAATGTAGTCACCACCAACTGCTTCTGTAATGAACTCATTTGCTCTCATTAGTGCTTCAATAACAATGTAGACAATACGTCTTGTCTATTAGCACTGATATCACCTTCACCGGGAGCAATGATAACATTCCATTTTTTGATGTTATTCTTCTCGGGAGTTGCCATCATCTCGTTGTAGCTAATAATAGATTCACGTTTTAGATTATACTGTTGTGCTAATCTATCTTTCAATTCTTCTAATGCTGCGGCATCACGTGGTTGCCATGCACCATCAGCAGTCTTATCTAACTTACCATCTTTATCTTTCTTCAATAAGTCATAGAATAACTTACTTGGAACGATACGACTATTTTTAGTTACATCTAGTTGCGGATCTTGTTGTTTAACTTGTTTCTCTTGGCTTGTGCTTGCACCTTCACTCCAGTTAACAATAAAGTTACTTGGCTTTTGACCCAATGCCGCATCTGCTATCTTTGTATAAGCATAGAACTTAACATCAGGGTGAGCGGCAGCTAATTTAAATGCCATGTCCATATATTCTGGGCTAAAGAAATCACCAGCATCATGCCAACGTATAGTTAGATTGTAACCACCTTTTTGTGCTGATTTTTCTTCTTTTGTGATTTCTGCACTTAGTTGATTGAAGAATCCATCTGGGTCATTTAATAAGAAAGTTAAGATTCTCCCATCGCTTAACCAAGGACCTTCAAACTGAACCTTACCACCCTTCATAGCAAAACAATCTACCTTACATGAACCAGCACCAGGACATGTATTAACTACAATTAGTTCGTTAGTACCTTCATCTAATGCAATACCAACCAATGCTGCGAAACCAATGTTATAGAATTGTTCTAGTTCACCATTGCTATGTTTCATCTTTTCATTTTGTTTAAGAAGTTTCTTTGGACGAACACCTAATGCTTCTTTAATTTGATCTGTATTGTAGCGTTTACCTTCTTCATTATAGTATTTTACTACACTTGAGCGATGTATGTAGGGTAGTTTATATTTGTCTGTTTTACCCTTTTCACGATTACGAATTCTATCTAAGTAGTCCTCTAGTTCTTGACCTTTTAGTTCACGTGTTTGAGCTGGTAGTTTAGTTGCTTCATCTAGTTCTTCGTCAGGTAAATCATCGGATTGGGCAAGAAATTGATCCATGCTCATAACTTTAATGCCACCTACAGCACCCGGTAATTTGGGTGTTGCACCCTCAAATAATTCTGTAAAGTTCATTTTTTAAGGTCCCTAATTTTTTGTTCGGCAATCATTACCAATTTTTCCATTTGTTCTACACTCTCGCAGTTCCATCTGCGTAGTGCTTTGTTGATTGGACTATCAGGATCTCGTTTAGTCTTGGCACTTGCATGTGCTTTCTTCATGCCACTCATTCTAGCACAGAATGATTTACGGCGATTGGCAGCTTTGCTACCCTTTTTCAACTTACTGGGTTTAGTAGTTACAGCAGTTTTTAGCTTACTACCCGGATTTTCTCTACGATAAGCACTAACAGCCTTTTTACTCATACCATCAGTCTTGTCTTTTTTATTGACCTTTTGCCAATCTTCTGCCATACTTTCGGTTTTTAGAGACTCAGGTCCAACTTTAGCGTAACTTCTTTTTGGCTCATATGAACCAACTTGTCCACTATCATCCATTGCGTAAATGGCACCGTTTAACATTTTTTCATGTATGAATCTAGCTTTAGGATATCTTGCTAATACTGCTTTTTGCCAATATTCTTTAGTTACCGGCATTTGAGAACCTTGCTGTCTTGGAGCTATATTTTCCTTTTGCATTTCTGGTTTAGTTGGCTTTTCTGGCTCTGATGCGTTAAAATAAGCACCCATTATTTCGTTGTCAGACTTACCGGAAGTGCTGAGAATTGCTTCAACTTGTGCGGGTGTTTTTCCCATGCCGGCTGCAACCATTAGTTTAATTGGGTATGGCAACATTTTCCAGAACTTTAATTGTTCTTCACGGCGTTTATCGTCCCAGTCAGTTATCTTTTTTTGCTCCAGATCATATTGAGCTTTTTCTAATGCGCCATACACTTCGGGGGTCATACTGGCTCTAGCACCTTTGATATTTCCAAATAACGAACCAAATAACTTGCCGCCATAGTATTTTACTTGATAACCACTTAGTGCTATGGCATGTTGTTCACGTTGGTCAGTGGTATTTTCGCCCATGCCCATAAAATCTGTATATGCACGGTCAAGGAATTTTTTATATTCTGGATTGTCAAGTAACGCTGCCGCCGAATCTGCTTTCCATTCTGCTTCATAGTTTTCGTAGTTGTCTATGATAGATTGAACAAACTCGGTCCATT